GCCCCCCTAAAGGGGGCTGCCTCCTGGGTTACGCCCAGGTCGCCTATACTCAAGTCAGGAAGGAGTGTACTTTGGCCAAAGACGCCGACTACGTTGACGTCCCAGCAGATGCGGAAGGTTTCTATACCTACCGCCTCACAAAGTACATAGCCGAGACCGAAGGCCTCGAGCGATTCTGCTATCAGCTGCTGAAGGGAATTGGATTTGGGTCACTCGCACCTGCGATTGATCCCTTGTCTGGTTTCCGATTCAGTCCGACGAAGATCGCTCCAGTTAACAGACCGAGGTATACGACAATGATGCCCTTGACGGCACGGGATGAAATCCGTACGTCGATAAGCACCAGTCATCGTACTCCGATTAAAACGGAGACCCCATTCGCATGGGACTTACTTCCTCTGCAACTGAACTCTAGCAGTACTACTACTAGTACTGTTTCAAGAGCCAGCCAAGTTGAACTACTCAACTGGATCTTGGACACGACTAAGAGAACTCGTTTCGGTGGTGAGCAATTCGGGGAGCTTGAGATGCTCCGCGGAAAGATTCATTCACCGGGTAACGGGTGGTCTATGGTCACGTCAGAGATTGAGGTACAACAGACTACGCCTTGGGTGTCAACCGACATCAACAAGACGAAGGATGTTCGAATCCGGAGAATCACCGGACCTCGTGCTCGACTTTCAGCCGCGTCTTGGCTCGCTGTGGAATCCGCCGAACAGGCGAATGCCCAGGCAGTTATTCAGAAGCACCAACTTGGTGTTCTGAGTCGCTGTCTTCCAAACTCACGTAAAATGGGTTTGGCCCGTAGCGTAGCCGAACTCCGCGACCTTCCGCAGACATTACGGTCCTCTCTCGAGGGCTTGATGGCTGTGGTCGGTAAGGGGAGTTTGAAGGAGCAACCAATCAACTACTTATTTGGTTGGAAGCCCTTCGTGGACGACTTAAAGCGGCTGGTGGATTTGCCGGAGAAACTCACTAAGATGGTTAACTACCGTCTCCAGAGAAACGGGCAGCCCACCACGTTCAGGACGAAGTTCAGTTACAACGAACCCGTCCCGAATCCTCCAGCTTTCGCATACGAAGCTCTTAACCTGGAATCTAACACGTCAACTACCACCGACTGGAGCCGAAAGGTTACGGTCCGTGGGATGGTAAACGCCAACGTGCGATTCCCGCTCTTAGAGATTCCCTTGTTTAAAGGCGTTAAGAGGGACCAGTTAAAGGCCCTTCTGTACGACGATTTACAAGGTAACTTGCCCAGGCTCATTGACATCTATCGTTTGGTGCCATGGTCCTGGTTGTTTGATTGGTTCACTGGCCTTGGTGAGTATCTCGACGTTGTCGAGATGATCAATGGGGACAATAACCTTATCAACTACGGATTTATCACCTACGTCTCCGAAGGTGTTGTCCGTACAAGTTATCGTTGCGAAGTGTCTCAGACCCGACGACTTACTGTTGACGGAGTACGGTTGATTGACACCCATTTCCAGGTGCCAGTTAACCATGCATCTCGTCTGGAGTATAAATACCAACTCCGTAAGTCGTTTGGATCTATTCCAGGCATGAGATTTACATCAGACCAGGCAACTCTCACGAGTTACCAGGCTGCCATCATCGGGGCTCTCGCTCTTGCGAAGTCCTAGTGATTAGATACATTGATCCAACATGGTGTTGGTTCGATGCTTAACCTCAAGGTGCTTAACAAATGCTAGCAGACCCCGTGACCATTGCCGCCCGTGCGCCTACGCCGGCTCTCACTCTGAGAGTCGTCAAAAGCGACGGGTACGGCTCGGAACGTCGTGACGATGCCGGTAGCTTTACCGTCATCGCTACGCACACTCCATCGGATGGAAAGGTAGTCGAACGTCATTTCCTGAAAGTCAATCAGGTGAAAGACGCCGTCAACCCCTATACCGGTGGCACTTCAAAGCAGACTGCATCAGTCACTTTGCAGTGTAACGTTCCGCCCTTTGGGTGGACACTGACCGAAAAGGTCGCTCTAGTGAACGCCCTCCTGGATATTCTCCAGGACGCGGAGGTCACGATCTCCAGCTGGCTGCTCAGCCAGTCGTAGTACGGGTCTGCACTTTGCGGACCATCCAATCAATCTGAAAGGACAGTACAATGAGTGCAGTAACCAAACTACGCCGGCGGTGCAACGTCTGTGGATCGTCGTGCAGTACAAAGCCTCATGCGTATTCTGGTTGGACCGGATTAGCCCTATGTCCCCAGTGTATCGGCAAACTAGAAGCTCAAGTTGAGCTAATGGTTAACCGAGCACACTCGGAGATCGTGGGAAAGTTCGGTCTTGGCCAGCCACGCAGTGATTGGGACCGAGATCGCTGGGTTGGCATCCTTCGACTGGATGCTATCAACTCAGTGATCAAGGGCCTCCATTCCTATTGCCACGACTCTAACGAGCCCGTGGTAGTGCATCAGCGTTCCCTACCGGGAGTGCGCTGGCGTACCAAGGATGGTCGATTCGCGTCGATAGACTTGACGGGTTTCGAAGAGGCTTAACTGCCTTGCAGCGTTTGTTACGGTTCCATTTTCGGAGTTCTTCCGTGATGGGTAACAGACCGCTATGCATCATCTCGAGCCTTTTTACTGATGTGAAGAGGTTCGATCCTGACTTGAGTGGCCTCGATCGTGATCTTCTTACGATCGAGTATAGAGTTGAACACGAGGGCGTTAGTTTCCTTACTAACGCTCTCCCTGCCTTTGGGCTAGCCTTCGACAGAGGGCTTGCCAAGAGGTGCCTTGAGCATATTCCCGGTTTCGCAAGAAACCGAGGACGACAAATCCCGAAATTTCTCTCGGGTATTGTCTCAAGGGTGTTCGACGAATCTACCGGTCATCTTAGGCAAGACTATGATATGTCCTGCGTTAAAAGCGTGCGGCAGATCCTCTACTTGTTTAAGAAATTTGGTCTCTCGGAGGAAAGCACCGAGGCCTTAGACAATAAGGCAAAGACCAAATTCTTCAGTACTGACGACGAGCTAGTCGGGTTACAACTCGATGACACTCGAAGTCATTTTCTGAAGATGTGCTGTCAGACGATACTTCCAAATCTTGAACTCGATTCGGAATACAGTCTTAAGCACGGGCCCGGGGCGGTTGCTGAAGGACATCTTGCAAACTCCAAGTGGAGGGCCATCTGGGATAGTCTGTGTTCTACAGACGATCTTAGTGGCCTAGGACTAGATCTGTTCGGATTAAACTCTGAACGGTTCCAATCTGAAATGCGAGATGCGCAACCGTCTGTCCCGAGAGGGAGAGCTAAGCTCATCTCGGTGGCGAAAAATTCGACTTCGCGTCGGACAATCACCATCGAACCTGTTGTGCTCCAGTTTGCTCAACAGGGCCTGAACGATGGACTGCGTCGAGAGATCGAGCAGTGCAAAATTCTAAGGCAAGTGCTAGTTCTCAGCCATCAGCTGCCGAATCAATACTTGGCAGAAGTTGGCTCCCTTACTGGTGAATGGGCAACCCTTGATCTGAGTAGTGCGAGTGACCGACTCTCTAGCGAGGTCGTAAAACTCGTGTTCCACAGACATGAAGCTTTCCTGGAAAAGCTTTTCAGGTTCCGCTCCGTAGAGGTTAGGGCAGGCCAAAAGCCTGCCCGAAGTCTCACGAAGTTCGCCGGTATGGGTAATGCAACTACGTTCCCTGTGCAGAGTGTTGTATTCGCGATGATATCCATAGCGAGTATTCTACACAAGCTCGGCAAGCCGCCGACGCATAGGAACGTTTTGCACGCCTCTCGGATGGTGCAAGTCTATGGGGACGACATAGTCGTTCCCACGCACCATCACAGTCAGGTAGAGGAATGGCTCGAGTGCTTCGGGATGCGCGTCAATCGTCACAAAAGCTTCTGTGAAGGAAACTTCCGGGAGTCATGTGGCTTAGATGCGTTCAACGGGATTGAGATCACCCCGTTGTACCTGAAGTTCGACCCATACGATTTGGACCTCGGTTCCGACTTTATAGCCAGAACAGTAGACTTCTCCAACCATGCTTGGACGGAGGGGTACTACAGTCTGTCTGAGACAATCGTTGAATCAGTCCGAGGGCGGGTCAAAAGCCTGCCCTTGATACATGAAGACGATGGTCTTGTCGGATTGACCAACCGCTGGAATGCAAGGACCTACAACTATTGGTCTAAGCGGTACCAGCGCCCCGCTACAAAGGGGCTTGCGGTAGTATCTAGGGAAACCCCCGATGCTATCGACGGTTGGCCAGCCCTCCTTAAGTTCTTTCTGACTCCTTTACTTGGGAGACCCAGAGATCATCTTAAGAAGGTGCCGAGGAAATACGATGTCAAGCTACAAGAACGTATCAGGTAGAAGTAGAACTTCCCTGAGCGTTGACGTCGTACATCCAAAGGTTGCCTACCCGTGAGGGTAGTACTGGCCTGCAACTCCAGCAGGCTAGCAGAGGAGTGATTCCGATGTGGTATTCTCAACCACTAGGTCTCATAGCATCCTAACCGGATGCTAGCTTTCGCGCCAGAAGCGCATTGAGGGTGACAGCCAGCTACGGCTCTCTCTCAATGTACCCACGGCGCTAAGCAACCTGCAGG